AACCCAATGTAGCATAGGGCTACCGTAAAATTTATCAGCTAGCATTTCGGGTGTTTCACCATCTCGTATATCATATTGGTCAAAAAACGCATTGTTATTTTTTAATTCTTCGGATAACTTTATTCGGCGTAAAATATCTGGAACAATTTGATATGTATTTTTATCATCCAGCGTGTAATAAAGATACGGAAATTTTTCAAAGAACATTTAATATCCTTCTCTAATGGATTCGCGGGTCATTAATTCTAATTCTCTAAAACTTAAAGTTATATTAATTTCAGAGGGCGAACCGTCAGCAAAAGTAGCAAATTGATCTCCTCCATAATCTATAGCCATATCAGTTAATGCGCATTGTGAAATTTTATTAAAGTATGGATTTTCCCTATTTCTATAGTAATACCTAATCTCAAATTCAGAAGGATAGATATAAAAATATCCATTGTTAGATAATTCAGGATGCATATGTTGTTTAAATGTTTCAATTATAGAATACACTGCCTTAGATTCATTTGTATCTTTTGGCATAAATTTGTACCTAAAATTAAAGTTTCTATAATCTACGCCTTCAAAAAATACTTCTCTAAAGGGGTTTGTTTTTACCTTGGCAGTTTGTTGTGCAATATCCGACAATCCCGCGGAACCAAATCCAGGTATCATGGATGGAATTTTCGCAAATTGTAACGCAAGTGCAGATCCGAGCTCTCCTGCTTGGGTTGAAAGAGATTCTGTTACTGATGCAGTATCTGTTAAAAATCCTCCAAGAAGACCCATATCTTTATCTTGATAATTCACACCGTATTTCACACTAGGTCTTTCCTGCAAATGTAATGTGATAACATCTGTTATTCTGTTCTTTTTATCGGGCTTCAACAGATCTGAATATTTTTGAGCAGCTATGACACCGCCACCTATGACACCGGCACCTAGAAAAACTTTGGCGCCTGTTTTAACTGCTTGGCCAGGATTGTCTACAGCTTTTAACAACGCTGCACCCGCACCCGCCGCAGTATCCGCTGCCGCGAATCTACCCACATTTATGGGATTTCCATCTCTACTATTTATTTGTAATCGTTGTCTAATATTAGCATCTTTTACTGTATCGCCTTTATATTTGGATTTTCCTCGAACATTTATAAAGAATGTTATATAATGTTGTAGGTCCGGTGCCTGCCCTACAGCTGCAGGATATGCAAGTTGATTAATCGAATACTTATTAGATTCCGGAAACCCAAAGGGAGTATCGTAAGTTCTCGCTCTAGTATTTGTATAATCTCTTATGTCTTTTGGAATATCTGCCATATTTTGCCTATAAATATTATAGTTATTAATTATTTATATGAGTTATGTACACCAAAACCTATAAAGGCCGGTTTAGAGTATTGAATCCTGCAAAATATAAAGGCGACATTTCTAATGTCATCTACCGTTCTTTGTGGGAACTTAAATTTATGAAATGGTGCGATCAAAGCCCGTCCATTATAGAATGGGGTTCTGAGACGGTTATTATACCGTATGTGTCGCCGGTTGATAGAAAGATACATCGATATTTTGTAGATTTCTATGTAAAAGTACAATCTAAGAATAACAGTACAGAAAAATATCTCATAGAAATAAAACCAGAAAAATTTACAAAACCGCCAGAAATCCCTAAAAAGAAAACAAAACGGTTTATTGACGAAGTTTTCCAGTATGGCGTAAATGAAGCTAAATGGAAAGCAGCATTTGAATTTTGTAGTGACCGAAATATGAAATTTATGGTACTTACAGAAAAAGACTTAGGAATAAAGAAATAATGGCTACAAACGCTTTTGAGCAAATACGATTAAATGCCGCAGGCGAGGAGAAATCCTATCAGTGGTATAGACAACAAATTAGTGCTTTAGGTAAATTATCTAATACAAATCAATTATTAAAGGATACAAAAGTAGCAACGCGCATTATCCCAGGGGAAATGTATTTATTTTTCTACGATCCAAAGCATAAAGACACATTACCATACTATGACAGGATGCCGTTGGTGTTGCCCTTTAGAAAAGTTCCAGATGGTTTCTATGGAATAAATTTACATTATTTGCCATATATGATGCGATTTAGAATTTTATCATTGCTATCAGATTATGCAACCGGAGATACAACTGATCCGGATACAAGAATTCAATTATCTTGGAGATTGTTAAACGCAACTTCAAGATTAGAACCTGCAAAATTTGCAGTAAAACATTATTTAAATAATCATGTGAAATCTAAGTTATATAAGATACCTTATCAAGATTGGGTAACTGCTTCACAATTGCCTGTTGAGAAATTTGTAGGGGCACAGAAAACAAAAGTCTGGCAAGACTTTAATAGATCACAATAAAAGGACATAATGTCAAATTTTAATATACAAAATTTTAAATCAGAAATAACTAACAGAGGGTTGGCCCGACCTTCAAAATTTGAAGTTTTTATACTGCCGCCAGTTAGTTTGGGGCAATTCGCAACGTCGGGAAGATTTATTAGTTTAATGTGCGAAGGCGCAAGTTTGCCCGCAATGGGGATATCGACTAAACAATTTAGAGTATATGGTGCGCCATATCAAAGACCGGTATCATCTGATTTTGGCGGAGATGGAATTAATTTATCTTTTTATGTGGATAAAGATATGGAGATTAAATCATTCTTTGATGCTTGGATGTTTAACATTGTTAACCCAAATTCTTTTAACGTATCATATCAAGCAGATTATGTGTCGCAAATTAAAATAACACAATTAGACGAAAAAGACAAAGAAACATATTCTGTATATTTGGAAGATGCTTTTCCAAGGGCACTAAATTTAATGGATTTGAGTATGAATTCCACAAATCAAACACACAAATTAAATGTTACGTTTTCGTATAGAAGATGGTTCCCGGAGAATGAGTATTTAAATAGAATAAGTTTTGATCCCGGAAAAGACGACAGACCAACATCTGCATTTAAAATCAACGAATTAAATTATTAACATAGGAAATTATTATGCCTTTACCATTATTAGAAACACCAAGTTATGAATTGATGTTGCCATCAACTGGCAAAAAAATTAAATACAGACCATTTTTAGTTAAAGAATATAAAATTCTACTAACATCAATGGAAGCAGATGCAAGTGAGATATCTAGAATAGTTACAGAATTGGTAGACAATTGCACATTCAAAGAATTGGACATTAAAAAATTAGCAAGCTTTGATATTGAATATATCTTTTTAAATGTTCGAGCAAGATCTATAAGTGAAACAACTGACATAATTGTGAACTGTACTTGCGGAGAAAAAATTGATCATACTATTGATTTAACAAAGATTGAAGTAGATATGGGAAATGAACCTGAAGCAAAAATTATGTTATCTGAAGATATAGGAGTTATCATGAGATATCCTAAATTTAATGAAACATTGGAAATATATGAAAATATAAATTCTGAAAAAGTTTTAAATCTTGTTTGCAATTGTATAGAATCAGTATTTACAAAAAAAGAATACTTTGATAGAACTTCTTTTACGGAAGAAGAACTACGAGATTTCGTGGGAGCATTTACAAAGAAGCAATTTGATAAGTTAGAAGAATTTTTCCAGCATTTGCCAAAAATTGTACATCATATTGAAACCGATTGTCCAGCATGTGGCAAAACAAATAAAGTAGATTTGGAAGGTTTACAAAATTTTTTCGTCTAACTCTTTCCCATGAAACATTGGTAAATTATTATCAATTGAATTTTTCGCTAATGCAGCACCATAAATACTCATTAACAGAAATTGAAAATATGATACCGTGGGAAAGAGAAATTTATGTGTCTATGTTGATTAATTATATTAGTGAAGAAAATCGTAAAATACAAAATAAAAAACAGGGGTAATTACTATGACAATTAAAAATAAAACTGAAGAAGTTAAAGTAGAAAAAAAATCCGATGAAGATTGGATGACCAAAAAATGGCGACCAATGATGGCAATGATGTATATGACTTGTTGTTTATTTGACTTTGCACTATTTCCAATTATGTTTACTATTGTTCAGTTCTGGGAAACAGCTATACAGAATGATGCATTTAGACAATGGGTTCCCATTACATTACAGGGTGGCGGATTATTCCACGTAGCTATGGGTGCAGTATTGGGTGTTACTGCTTATGGTAGAACACAAGAAAAAGTTGCAGGCGCATCTAATGTTTCAACCAATGTATATACTCCAGAGTTAAGCAGCGCACCACCTTCATATGGCGGGTTCAATAATACTCCACCCAGCTTTGCTTCATCGCAGTCATTTAATACAACAGAAACAACAACTGAATTTAGCATGAGCCCTGCTTCGGTGGATACTAATATAACACCTACTAAACCTAAAGTTAGAAGACCAGTATAATGGCAACATCTAAATCTGTAGATTCACTTGGAGACCTCACTGCTTTAATGCAGGAGTTTTCCAATTCTAATAAAACTAGACAGTTAGAAGATTTAAAAAAATCTATAGAGAATCTTTCTAAAATTTTGGAGAATAAAGTAGGTGTTAACAAAAAACAAAAAGAAGATGATGGCCCTCGCACCTTAACAAAAGATATTAAGGATTTCTTTCAACAACCCTATAAAGATGTTAAAAGTTATTTTGGGTTTGGAGAAGATAAAAAAGCTAGAACGCTTAAAAAAGATAGTAAAGAACTTGTTGAAGAACCGTATAAAGAAGCTAAAACTTATTTTGGTATTAAAAATAAAATGCCAGATAATTTAGAACTAAAACAAGAAGAAGCTACAGCTAAACCGCAAGATAATTTAGAACTAAAACAAGAAGAGGCTTCAGGCAAAAAAGGTGAAGAAATTACAGGTGAAAGTATTCGCAATAGGGTAAGTGAAATGAAAGTTACCCCGTTTCAAAAGAAAATATTAGATGAAGTTGTAAAGATTAAATCTTTGTTGACAAAATCTAAATCAGAAACACCGTTGCAAGCAAATATGTCTGCTTCGGGTATTGAACCAAATTCAGATGAAGACAAACAAAGAGACCGAGAATTATTAGCACAGGCAATTGCTGATAAACTAAATGATTTAGGAACAGCAAGCGGCATAGGCGGATTAGGAATTCCCGGTCGGGCTAAGCCTCCTATACCAGTACCTGCAGGAAAAGTGCCGCCTGGGGGTAAGGTACCACCTGTCGGAAAAGTTCCAGGAAAAATAGGAATGTTGGGCGTTGGTGGAAGATTATTGAGCGGCGCTGGACTTGCAGTAGGTGCATATGAGGCAAGCGAATTTTTAGATGAGACCGGTTACGGAGATCAAATGGCCGAAGGTGCGGGTAAGAATGCGGAAAAGGCATTTAGAGAAAATGTTGCTCCCACTATCGATCCTGTTAAAACCGGTATGACTCCCGAAGAAGCAAGAAATGCTCTTGGTGGCAGTGACCGAGATATTGAAAAATTAGGTGGCAGAGAAGCCCTATTAAAAATAGCTACTACTGATTTTCAAAGTTCTGGTTCTTCTAAAGATTTAAAAGAAGAAATTAAAATAAAAGAACAAAGTCTTAAAACATCTGGGCCAATGCTTAATGCAGAATATAGAGATAAGCTACAAACAGATATAGACACACTAAACAAACGTATTCCCACTGCGGATATGCCAGATCAAACGGCAGCAGAAACAGCAAGACTTATGAGAAGCACGCCAAAAACAGAGGCCCCGGTTGACGCATCTGTTTCTCCTACTGGATATAAGTACGAACCTATTTCATATGAAGCTGAGAAAAAATATGGATCTCCTACAATAGATCCAATACAAACAGGCGACCAAAAAATAAATTATCTAAAACAAATTGAAGATCAATATAAAGAATTGACCGATGCGTCATCCAAATTATCTTCACAGATAATCACACCTATGATATCCAATAACAATATTGATAACAGTAGACAGACAATTATGCCAGCGCAACCTAATCCATATACAAACGGAAAAGGCTTTAACAGTTGGCAATCAAGAGTAGATAGTAAATTATAAAGACAAAAAAGCCCAGAATAACTGGGCTTTTCTTTTTACTTCTTCTCTTTTTCCGCTTTTTCAGCAGCTAACTCTTCGGGGCGCTTAACTTTTGGTTTAGGCTTTTTCTCCTCTGTAGCACGAGGCTCCTTCTTTTCAATCTTTACAACACCGGGTGTTGCAGTTGGAGCAGGTGCTGCTTTGGCAGCCTTAGCCGGTTCTTTCTTTTTCTCTGCAGGTTTTTCATCTGCAGCAAATCCAGAATTTGCCATAGCCATTGCGGCTAGAAATGCAATAATAGTTTTCATTTCATCTTCCCTAAAAAGTAATTTAGCAAGATTAATCATCACTTGCTAGTTTGGAGAAATAAGACAATGATTCATCATCGTCATCGAAGTCAACTTCCTTTGTAGGAGCTGCCTTTGGTGCAACTGCTGGTCGCGATGCGGCCGCCGCTGGTTGCACATAATTTGCGTCTTCGCCCAATGTAACTTCTTCTGCTTTCTTAATTGCAGAAGTACCTCCAGAAAGAACCATGTCCAGTTTTTTCTTAAGATCGTCATATGACTTAAAGTTCTTTGAGTCAAGAAACGCTGTAAGGGAATGTTGCTTACTCCAAATGTTCTCGATAATAGAATCATCCTCGGAAATTGGGCTTGGTGAATCAAACTCCGATTTATCGTAATTGCGATATCCTTCCACATTACGAATTTTTAATTTAAAGTTTGCACCTTCCCAAAAGTCGAATGGATTAAGTGGCTTTTCGTCCTCGAACTGTGGTTCAGCAACATCTTTAATTTTGTCGAAAATTTTCTTGCCGAACTTAAACAAAAATACTTTGCCTTCATTTTCAGGATGCTTAGAATCTTGAACAATAAGAATATTAGTGTAATAAGTCAGTTTACGCTTTTGTTTTCGAGCAATTTCTTTATTGGCTTACGAACCTGAATTCCATAACTCAGTATTAAACTCAGATACAGGATCAGTCTTGCCAATAGTTGTTAGTGAATTCTCAATGTACCATTTCCCTGTAGGGCCTTGGAAACCGTGATTCCAAATTCTAACCCAGGGCAGGTCTTCGTTCTTAGGTGGTGCCAAGAAACGAATTACCGCATAGCCGTTGCCTGCTTTGTCAACCTCAGGTTGCCAGAAGCGATCGTCATTGCGATTGTTAGATTCGGATTGGGGATTTGCGATCTTTTCAACTTCTTTCATTAAAGAATCGAAGCCGCCTCGAGATTTGCGGAGATCTGCTAGTGAAGTGTATGCCATAGTATGTCCTTTCGTATTAACGGTGTATGGTTTTCGTATTAGTATTAACGTTTTTTAATTTTTTGATTAGCGTATGCATAATCAAGGTACTCATCAAATACATCATCGTCTTTTTGCAATGATGCTACATTATATATAATCTTTCGATGTTTGTCAATCTTGTTGTTGCCCTTTTCAACACGGCGCAATTTTTTCTCACGATCATAATAATCGTTCTTCTTTAACTTGGTCATTTTAAAAAATATAGGCTCCAACCTGAATATTAAACATCTTGTTTCTTTTTGACTGGCACTTTTAAAAACGGCCAGCCAGACATTCTCTTATTTAACTCCATTTGACTATGAGCTAACTTAATTAAATATCGTTGAGTCTCTTTAAGAGATTCTTGTGTTGTTATGAGAGCATCTTGAAGTAAAGAAACATCTTGTTCTAATTTCTTAATCTTCTGCGCTTTCAATTCCAACTCTTCTTCTAAATATTGCATTGTATTTTTCCAAATCTATTAATAGAAAAGGTTTGTACTTTTTAATAAGTCTAGATATATCTGGCCATACTATTGTATCGCTGATTTCTCTATCAAACCTGTCGGTAAAATTATTTAGCCGTTCCAATATAACTAAAGTTTCAACACTAATAGTGTTTCTTAGAAACGCTTTAATTATATATGGATGTTGCCCTTTTGAAACCTCAAAGATTTTATCAATGCTCAATTTAGACCCCTCGGCATCTTCTATAAGATTGTCCAATTCTTGTTGAAAGTTGTATGATAAACTCTCAACTCGTTTTTTCCATTCCTTATATCGTTGCCCTGCATCCATATCAAACATCCCGCCCCAGCGGTCGCCTGATACGAAATTTGCTACTAGAAAATTAGCAACTTCTTCATCTGAATAAGTTTTTGCTATTTTCTTAATTGAGAACAAATCCTTGCGCTTTGCAAACGCTTGACGACTTGCTCGCACTTTACCTTTTTGCGTTATTACATCATAATCATCAGTTGTGAAGTGTAATTTTAACGCAAGGTACATTCTATAAACTGAGTATTCATCCATTATCATAACGGCAATTTACCACGCGGCCTCATATAGTTTTGTTCTTCTGCTTCATTTTGAATTTTATCTTTTAACGATTGGTTAATTAAATTTGCCACGGCTTCAACATCAATATCAATTTCATTGCAATATTTTATTACTGCATCCATATATCCAATACTTTCAGAAAAGACTTTTTCTTCAATATAAAGTGAAAATTCATTCTGAGATCTAAATCGTTTGGTTATTACTAAACTATCGGTTAATACGTCTTCTAATTTAAGTTCTGTCATTCTTTTTCTTCTGGAAATAATACTTCATCCATAAAGGTTCTAAACACTGTTTCGTCAATACCTAAATTAACCATCATAGCCGGAGTATGTGGATTCATTTTTTGAAACTTACAATAGTTGTTATACCGTTCTTTATATGATTCGCCTGTTTTTTCAACACATCCTACATTATATAGGTAAACGTGTAAACTTTCAATAGCTAAATCAACTAATTTGTCCAATTCATCTTCCTCGGATATATTACCCGCCGCAATCATGCCTGGACTAAAAATTTGAGTTGCCCAATCAGGCAATACTCTGGGCTTATTCCATTCTAATTTTGAAGAACGGTCAATGAACCACGCATATACTGGGCAATTTCCGTTCTTAGAAAAATCATGAAAAGCACCTGTAATTTTATTTGCTCCGCACACCACATCAAATCCAAATATGGGAGTTGGATCATCTAATTCGGGAAATATAGTCATATGCATGACCCATATCTTTTTTGCTTCTCTTGCATCTACTATTTCTACGTGCGCGCGACGATAATTGCGAGATGTAAAAATATAATTTTCCCAAAAGTATCCTGCACCTTGTTCTGCCGTATATTTTAATTCATCGTCTGTAGATTGTTCCAATGTATCAATTAATGTCTGAGACAATGGAATCATTTTATCCCATACTAAAGACATTAGTTATATTCCTTAACTAACGCAATGTTATAGTCAAAAGCAACGCATGCTTCTGGTCCCATATCATCATTAAGTTTAGTTCGAATTTTATTAATCAATTCATCTTTGTTATTAAACTCAAACATTTTGCCTGATCCTGGCACTAGCTTAGCCATCATTTGTCCGCCATACAAGTCTCCCATATGACGAACATA